GATAAGATCTAACTTAGGTTCCTTACAGTATACCTCACATGCTGTAGTAATAGCAGTGTCTGTGATGATACCAACTGGTTTCTTGAACTGGAATCTCCTACCTGTGCTTGTTCCTGTGACAGTATGTGTGCCATCATAGTCTGATGGGTTACTTCCAGTGATTACAACCTCATCACCTATAGTCAACTGATGGGCAGCTGTGCCTCTAGCAGTAAATTCTTGATTGATAGAGCTAGGTGTAACGTAGAATCCATTGACACTACCAATATCGGTGATAGCGACTGGATCTAACTGTTCATTGTTATAATATCCACTACCTTCTTTAGTAAGAGTAACAGATGCTACTTCACCACTGTCATTAACAACAATAGTAAACTCAGCACCCTCACCTGATGGAGCTGATGTATTGACAAGAGGTACTTTAGTATATGTGCCAGGTGTACCACCACTACCAGCCATGAATGTCCACAAGTTCTGGACTAATCCACCAGTCTTCTTGACATTACCGATGTCAATAGAGAAGTTTTGACCTGTACCACCAATATTAGAAATATTAGCAGTTAATACATCACCATCTGTATATTCTTTACCTTCACCAACTATAGAGACTGCTGTGACTGTATTACCGCTTACAGTGATATTAGCAGAAGCATTTTGTCCTGTACCGCCTACTAGAGGAATATTAGTATAACTTCCGTTTGTAAGTCCTGTACCGCCAGTTATGGTTATATTCGCTTGTACGACCCTTCCTTTTGAACTAATCGTAAAATTAGTCAAATCAAAGTATTTAAAGTGATATTTGTCGTTTATAATCTTTACATCAATCTCACGAGTGTATTCATTGTCCCCAATCGCAATATCGACAGTATCGCCTATTTTTAGGTAATGGGCAGATCCTGTAGTGATAGTTCCTGTTATTATGTCTGTAGTCGAGTTTACAGCGTATGCGATGGCATTAGTGTTAGTTCCAGACACTTTAGAGACTCTAGCGGATATACCACTTCCTCCAGTGCCTGTTTCATCAAATATGAGTCTATCGTTAACTTTATAGTCAAATCCCGCACCCTCGATCAAATACTGATCTAATCCACTTGAGAAGTACCTATTTGTCGCAGCAACGAATAATGAGTCAACAGAACCACCTTTTACGGATGGGAAGTAATCAAAGTAACCAATACCAACATCTACGAAACCTATGAAGGTAGAATCGTCTTCTAGGACTATAGGAGTAGTTGCGTCCTCTAAAGCAAGGATATACTCGATTGGGTTGCCTTTATTCTTTCTTCTGACTAATGCTGTGTCTGTAGCAACATATGGACGCTTATAACGAACTGCGTCCTCTGTAAAGTTCCTTTGGAGTCCATTTCCCTTCCAGTTGATATCACTCGCTTCAGAATAGTAATTAGGACCTACAAAGTATGGAAACTTCGGATTTCCTGTACTTCCGTCTAATGTACAGAAATATGCGTATACACCTAGCGGATATTCGGGAGTTACGCAGAATCTACCATTATACTGATCTAAGTCGCCTAATCCTTCAACATATTCGTAATCTTCGATATATGTTCCCATCTTGTCAATATCTGCCAAATCATTACCAACCAACGCATCTCTAGTTGCTCTGATGCGATATGAGCTGATCATTTGCTTTAATTCATTATATGGGTTCTTATTCTCTCTATCTGTGTATGCGTAAGGTCCGTAGATAGGATGTCCGTCAAATGACCATCCTATGATCGGAGAATGCCTTGTTGGGTTCAATTCTGCGTATGATGTGTCACTTACGTTATCCCCAAGCAAGAAACGCATTTTCTTTGGATTATAGAGGTATCCATACTCTCCACCGTAGATTCCGAAGTTAGCACCCTTGATTGATACACCATTATTGTCATCTGCCTGTTTTGGTGATATAAACAGTGGATCACCTAATTCGTCCGCACTAGCAGCTAAGTTCTTCGTCAATACTGGTAATTCAACTTGGAATGTAGCTCCAGAGCCAGGATACACGATATCAACAGTTGTGGTTCCTGAAGTGTAACCAATACCGCCATTTGTCACGGTAATACTTGTAACTTGCTGTGTAGCCTGATTTACAGTCGCAAACGCAACAGCACCGACTCCATCACCACTAATAACAACGTCAGGAGCACCATAGTAGTTACTACCACCAAATGTCAAGATAATAGATACAATTCTGCCATTTACAATAGATGGGTAACCTACAGCACCAGATCCAGATACTAGAGTGATATTTGGTCTCTCATTGTAGTTTGTACCATTGTTTGTGATTGTTATGCCTTCTTCAGTCAATCCACCACGAACAACCGCTGTACCAGTCGCACCTTCTCCTCCACCACCAGATAATACAACTGTGGGCACAGATTGGTATCCCTCACCAGCTGCGGACACTGATATAGCAGTTACGACTCCAGATGTGATTGTAGCAGTCGCAGATGCTTCAACTGTAGGATCTCCACCCACAATACCAACTGTAGGAGCTGTTGTGTAACCAGATCCACCATTATCTACGTTTACCGCAAATAGTGAACCAGATACGCTTACAGTCGCCTCAGCAGAGATTCCCTCAAACTCCCAAAGGCAAGCTCCGTCTTGTACTGGGTCTGTACCTGTATGTGTAGGTTCTTGTCCTATTTCTGCGGTTTTACCGCTTCCTAAGTTTCTATATCTGTATCCTACGCTATTTCTAATTCTTTGGTTAAGGAAGTACGCTGTATCTCTCGCATGGAGTGGTTCAAACTCTACAATCGGTGGATTGGTAATATCATAACCAGATCCCGCATTTGTAACCGTAATTGACTTTACACCACCAAATAACTTCGTATCGTTTGACTTATACGAGAAAAATGGTACACCATTCACACCAATACCAACTTGACCCACAGGAGTCGCAGTTTTATTGGATTTAGTGATTGTGGTGAGTGGAATGCGTTTTAGATATCTCTGGTTGCCAGGATCTAGGTCATCAGTGTGGAAAGGTCCTATTTCGTGACCAGGCACACCTGGTGACGCTATAATGGCGTGTTCAGAAGATCTATAGACATTTTGTACATCAGATGGTGTATCTTGTAATCCTAGACGTATAGATGTGTCAGATGACGTAGATTTCGCAAATTCCCGTGTTACCAAGAATCCTACGTCTACTCCACGAATAGGAGTGCTAGGAATTAAGATACTGAACGTATTATTGGTGCTGACACCTCTTACAGTGAATGTTGAGTTATATACGTCTTCTGGAGCGTTCAATATGACTATAGTGTCTTCACGTTTCAATCCATGCTCTTGTTCAGTCGTTATATTCGCTACAACACTACCATCTGGGTTTGGTGTGTCTAAAGTCAGCAATGTACCGTTCAATAACTTCTTAACGTTGTATATGAAGCTCTCATAGATTGGATCTAGTGAATCGAAGCCTGGTTCTGATGGTGTGGTGACTTTTGAGTCCTGTAGGTAATATTTACCGCCAGTTACGATGTCTATTCCTCTTGTACCACCAAATACTGTTAAACTGATCTTAGTTCCGTCTCTATTGCTATATCCAAAGATTTCATAAGAAGATGTGACCTCAGATCCTGAAATATGGGGTGCTGCCTGTGTATCTTGTCTCGCACGGGTACATCCTAGGAACTGGGTGACTGTTTTGTCCGTATAGTTGATAATCTCATCATCTATACGAATAGCTCCGTTTATTTCAGGCCATCCGATAGTAGAGTCGACTGTTACGACATTTTCCGACAAATTGGAGCTTAGGTCTTCACCAAGGAGCGTCTTATACGGAGTTGTGAAACTTCCATCGCCATTTTCCGTATCAACATCCAATTCGTAGATCTTTCCGTCTTCAGTAAACACCTCAACTACGGATTTTACGTATATACGTGCGGAATTTACATTTGTGTCGTTTGGATCGTTCTCTTGGTACAATACTTCACCTGTAAGTTCTACAGGGTTTCCGCTTATCGCTGTAGCACGAATAATCTCCCTTACAGTGTAAAATGCGTCACTAGGTTTGAATATTCTATCTTTAGGGTACTCAATAACTGACTCAACACCAAAGAGCACTCTCATCAAGTATTTGAATGACCTTGATGTACCCTTAGAAGCATAAAAGTCCTTTAAACGTTTAGTAACTGTTGATTGTTGTATCTCTGGAGCAAACTTGCTTGGGAATGACTCAGCAAACTGATCTCTGAACCTCTGTAGTAAGAATAGAGGTAAAAGGTTGTTTAGGTTGACTACTGTAGACCCAAAGTCGTGGTAAGCAGCTACAGACTCGGTAAAGGTGTACTCTGCTAGTGTACCTACCTTAGTAGTGGCATGAAAACCTCTAACACAATCCCTAAACTGTGTTTGAGACTTACTCTTGTAGTATATGATCTCTTCGTCTATCATTACGAGACCTTCTTTTGGAAAATCTCTAGTATTACCTACGTCTATGACTGTAGCGTCAGTTGCGATCCCAGAGGACGCTGTAGTCGACTCTACGAGGTCGTTAAGACGGTCTATGTTATAATATTCATCTATGTTCTGTATTACATCAACTGGGTTGCCCTTCAACTCCAATGATTGATAGTAATATTTGATAAACTGTATGAAGTCAGGATAGTCCTCTCTGATAAACTGAGGAATCTGCTCCTCAATTCTATCAGATACTTTAGTTCTCGATTCTGGCGAAACCGATGCATCAATCGGGTCAACTGTAACCTCAGTTTGAGGGGTGACCCACGACGCAACTTTCCACGACGACTGTTCAGCGGGCATTACTAACTATAGCTCGATTCTGGTACTACACCTGTTCCAGAAGTGTTTGAACCACTGGAAATTTCATCATCTATTACATTAACAACTAGATTATCTATACCTAGTGTTAGATAGGTCTCTCTGAGTGAAACTAAGTCATTAGATTCAGGAATTACAGAGAATTGTATAATATTGTCAGTAGAGTTGACTACTTCAGTAATAATAAGGTCGTTGATAGTAACTTCTCCTGCGGTATAGTCAATTATACCCCAGTTACCACCAATGTACTGTTTTGAACCATCTGTGTTTACATAATACAGACGTATGGTTCCCAATCCATCATCATTCAAGTAAAATACTTGATTTCCACCATCAGCACGTTTAAAACCATTAGTTTGTAATGTTGGTGTGTCTAATTGTGCGTTAATTCTGTTTCCGAAGCAAATCTTGTAGTTAAATCTTTGATTTAGTGAAATAGTCACATTTTTACGCATCTTCACCTTCGTGATGTTCGATGTGATGGATGGTTCCGCGTCATCAATGATCTTTTGGATTTTAGAGTACTTAAACTTACCACCAAACTTGTTAAACTCAGCGGAAGAGTTCAATGTCTCCAATGTACGGTAAATAATTTGATTAATCTCGTTTTGATCTCTTCTTGTATTGTTTGGGTTGAAATAAACATAAGAAGCAAGGTCAATAAACAAAACAGATGGATCCATGATCTTTGGTTCCACTGCACCTACTGAATATGAACGTATTTTCTTCTGTACTGCGTCTTTTTCAGAAATAGACAGACGATCTGCGTTTTTAGGTTTGATTACGACAATGACTTTACCGTATTCTGGTGGATCTGCCTCTTCACCACCAAAAGCAACGATAGATTGAACGTTAGGATAGATCTGAGGTATGATTGCCTCATAATCCTTTGTAGTTACTGCTCTACCAAAGCTAGAATAGAATTTAGGAGCAGAATACTTGATACTATCAATGCTTTCTGCTAAAGCACCACCATCAGGTGTTGATGTTAGGGTTAGAGTGATACCAGAAGTGATAGGAGCGTTCCTAGAGTCCTTTACAGTACCCGCAAACGTGAATCCTTTCAATCCGTTAGGTGCTGAACCAGAAGAAGTAGGATAAGTGACCTCAATCACGTCTCCATTGATTAATGATTCTCCAAGTACACCATCACCAAAGACTATCTCTGGTCTCTTACTCTCTGACTCCTCTAAAAAGAAGATCTTACTAATATTACTTACTGTTGTTATATCCTCTGCCTTCAAATATGCATCAGTGATAGTTCCACGTGTTACTTCTACACTCATAGCAGAAGTATCAGCAGCTAGGTTACCTAGAATGAACCTTTGTCTGTCTGACTCTGTTTTTACGAAAGTATCAGTGATGAATATGCCTTCAAATGTCTCTACACCTGTAAATGTTGCTTTACCATCTAGTGTGTTGACTGATACGATTAAATCTTTGGGTATGGAGAACACAAAGTTCGCTCCACCCTCTCCTGTGAACGAAGCAAAGACCCCTTTATTGATTTGTACTGATTCTGGGTATCCTCTACCATTAGACCCTGTGCCATATATCGTCTGTATGACCACTGTAAAGGTCGCACGGGCACATCTAGCACTTCTTGGGGTATATCCTATGAGTTTGGCTAACTTTACTACGTTTTCTCTTAGAACTGCAGTGTCTAAGAAGTTTTCGTTGATTGCTAAGTTAGCATTGACCGCAGAGTAGTAACTATTATAAGCAAGTACGTCTAATAGTGTGGATAACGAGGATCCTTCAAAGTCGTAGTCGCTAAATTCGGACTGTCCCTTTAAATATGCCTTTAGTTGTGCCTTGATCTCGTTAAACTCTAACGAGTTGACTTTTGTTAGTGCCATTATCGCTTAAGTATAACTTCTAGATTGTCAATTACGTTTGGTAGTCCTGTAATAAGATAATATATCTCTACCGCCAAGTCATTTGCTCTTTCATCAAACTTTGCCTTGACTCTATAACACACAACACGTGGTTCGTAGAGGTTTATGATATTTTTTATCTGTGTTTCTATTAAGGATGACTGTCCCTCTGCATATAACTCAAAAAGAGCACCAGTAATGTTCCCACCGTAGTTTGGTAAGAATGGTTTCTCATAAAAGTTGTATCGAACGATGTTCTTTACCGCTTCTTTGATTGCTACTTCATTTTTAATTGTATTTACGTCATTGGTTACAGGATTCCTTCTAAAAGTTAGATCAAAATCCTTAAACGCTCGACTGGGCAGGGAAGCTGCCATAGTATACCTACGTATTCGACCTCAATGTTTATTTAGACACGTTTTCAAAGGGTTTTCGTTTCTTTCCTTGCCTATCACTACGAGGATCAGTAATTAAGTACCTACAATACTCATTTCCATGGTCGTAGAAGTGATCTGACATATCTACAGGCACATTTGCGTTTCTTTTTCCGTCTACAATTCTATTTGCCTTGGCCACGATACATTTTCCTTGCTTTGTTTCTTGACGTAGCAGAGTATTTGGAATGTTGTCCTTTACCCTGTCTTGTTTTCTTTGGTTTCGATTCAATACTGTTTCCAGTGTTCCATGTTACTGCCATAATTTTATCCTGCGAATACGTTTGGTGATCCTGCTGCGACTGATGTACATGTCGCGTCTCCTACTCTACCACATCCTTTACCGTTTACAAATACAGTACTACTCCCAGTAGCTATTGCTGCTGAGTGTGGAGGACATGGGTCACCTGGTAGTAGGTGTGTTGTATTGTTGTCTCCCTGTCGAGAAACACCAATTCCATTAACAAAGACGTTAGAAGAACACCCACTTCTGGTCATTCCAGTACAGTGAGTCACATCTGCGTCTCCTTTTCGGGTAACTGCGGGCATTTTACTTCTGTTCTCTTGCTTGTAACATATGTAGGTAGTCTGTAAACCTACTCATTTTGATATGATCGTTCACATCATGTGGTTCTTCGGGATTTTTGGGGCAAAATTTGATTACATGGTCAAATTTTTCGGGAATATCAGAGATTCTCGTATATTCTATCAACTCTGTGCCCTGACGAATAGTAAATTCGCCTTCGAGGGCTAGAAATTCTGCTTCCATAGTTGTTTTTTCAATTATTTATCCCGTCGTGCGGATGCAACGACGCGATTTTTGGGACTTTCAGTACGAAGTATCAGTAATCGCTAGATTATCGTCTTCATCTAGCGTAATTTCGACATAATTTAACTCCGTATTGTAGGTATACAGAAGTTTTTCCCAGATTCCATGGAAATCTTCCTCATCTACACCTCTCATGATGCATCTATCTTCCCAATACAGGTGATAGATCTTAGAGCTTTTCGATAGTGTTGATTCTTTTGTCATGTTCGAGTACTACGTCTACTAATTTTTCATAATTTTCCTTGTTTGGTCGCTTCATTAGAAGCTCCATGCTATTAAGGCGGGTCTCCAACGCTTCAATTTGTGATTTGAGAGCGTAGAGACAGTCAGATATCTCTTGCTGAGTCATTCTTCTATATCAAAACTCCATTGTATAGACTTAATATAGTCAAAAGTACATGAAATGTCTCGGTCACAGTCAACATCATACTTACGATCACATAAAAATCTCCTCAATTCGTATATTGAAGGGAATTTACCTTGCTTAATGTGCTTTTCGTCGTAAAGAATGTACTTCATACCCTCTAGCTAGTTGATCTCCCACTAATTATAACACATATTATCAGCAAGTCAACACAAATTCACAAATTCTTTAGGGTTGCTTAAGGATTTGTCCATGTGAGCATCGTTCCAGTGCCTGATATTACCCGCAATAATGAAACAGTTGGTCACTATGAGTTGAATAAAGATAAAAGTACGTATGATCGCTATAAAATCTGCCTCTCGATCAGACTTTCCAGACTTCTCTCCGAGTGCTTTTGCCCAAATTCTCCACATTAACAGTTCTTATTCATGTCCTCTGCCATGTTTCCACCTATTTCTGCTCCTTGTTCTCCACCAAACATCGCTACCCATCCTGCTGCTACCCAACCAACGAAGGGAATGGTGCTAAGAGTAGGTGCTGCGGCTGCTCCAACGCTAGTTCCGACAAGTCTCCCAGTACCTTCAGCACTACCTACTGCCTTAATACATGCTAAATCCTTGTCTGAGAGTTCGGGATTGCTGTCAGTAAACTCTTGGTAAGGTGCTAACCAACTTCTTTTGTTACTTACTGCTCCACCTTGGTTGGTCTTACCATCCATAAAGTACTCTTCAACTACCTTAGTCTCGTTATTTGCGAGTCCTAAGAACCCTGCCTTCTCTTTAATGTCCTTAGTGATGTATGCTGTCTTCGGATCGTTTGCCTTATAGGATATTTTATAACCATCTTTCGTAACATCTGCTCGGAAAGAACCGTAATCACCCTCTGGGATGTTGACTACTGGTAAACCTTCCTTTTTATTCTGCTGTGAGATCATTCCGATCATAGCAATATGAGAGACTCCTACGAGAACTCCCAATGATAATCCAATCCACTTAATCATTTTCTTCCTTAGTATATGGTGTGAAGACTATCAACTCATCTCCATCTTCCACATCCTTCATCTCTGGGTGTATATTATAAGATGATTTTGGTTTTGTGTCAAGTGTCATGAGTACAGATGACATGCTTCGCCACATAAACGCAAAAGATGCTCCTAGCACTGCTGCGAAGCATATGAAATATACGAATATGGTTATGTCATTCATCTGAAGAGTCCGTCCCTGTATAGTATCTATAATACTCAATCTCTAAGAGTCTACACAACTCTTCAAACTCTTCATCCGTCAGTAAGTCCAAGTTCATCTCTCTTCTTGTAATCGAATTCTTTCTTCTCGTAATCAAAGTAAGGATGGGGTTGAGCAGACACGACAGGATCCTTAGTCTTGTTTTTGATTACGATAAATTTATCCTTAGCAAAGGTTCCTGCTATATTTACCTCGATGTCATCTCCATCCTTCCAGTTTATCTCACCCTTTAGGTTAGTGTGAAGCATTGCCTCCTGTATCTTGTCAATCAGTTCTTGTGTTAGCTTCACTTCTTAAATGCTCCCAGTTTAGTTAATACGTATAGTCCCAGTACAACCCAGAATATAAGTTCAAGTGCGTAGTTAGTCGTCATGTTCATCCCACTGGTCTGTAAGACCCTTATTGTTAAAGAATGCTCTGTATACTCCGAATCCTGAGAGGGCGACCAATATAACAAGTATACTTATCCCAAAGGTCTGGTTAGGGTCAGCATTATAGTGAGGAATCAGTGCGTTACACTTCGTCCAAGTACCTGGCAGTGTATACACAGGGGGGCATGAGAGGAAAATCATATGAAAAAAATTTTTAAATATTTTTGAAACGCACGTACCCACTTTTGTAGGTTAGAGCGTTGGGACTCTTTTTATATACGGGGGGGCGGGGGCGACCCCCGACCACTGTCCCTGTGCGACTCACCCGTGAAAGAGTGGTCGCATGTAGTCTTTGAACTGCTCACGCATGTGATCTGCTAGAACTCTTAATTGCTCTTCGCTTGAGTTGTTGCCACTAGCAACCAACTCATCATAACATGCTTGAGAGATGCCCTTATTAGTTAGGTCATACTTATGTAGTTCAACATGATTAAAGAACATGCTTAGAATCCTCCGTTAAGTGAATCGTTTAGTTTCTCTATGTAATCAGCATATGTGTCATGCTTATTACCTAGACGTGTGATCCAATTATTATACCAATAACAATTAGATCCGTCCTCTAGTATAGGATCAGCGGTTAACTCACCACCTACCTTACGTGTGAGAGTGGGGGTTGCTACCTCACTCTGTGTATATCCTTTATCTGCTAACTGTGGATAAAACTCTTTGAAATCTGAATTGTTCATAATGTGTAATTAACTGTGTATAACCCTATTATAGTACGTACTGTATATAAGCGGGGGGTATATATGCGAATGTTAACAATTCGTTACACCATAATCCCACGGTGCGGGTTCGCATATCTTGTCTATCAATGTGTCGAATGCGTCCTGTGTGCTATCGTCGATCCATCCATTGTCTATGAAAAATCTCGCCATCTGGACAATGACCTCTTCCTCTGGTTCGGTCATAGTAAGGGTGCGTTCCCATACGGGCGGGGTTGTATTAGGCATTAATGATACCCTCCTTTACACTCGAATACATCTTCGTTCCAGTGTTCCCCATCTTCGAGAATGCCAAGGTTGATTGCTATGTTGTCATAGCATTCCATAGCAGATCTGGACATGCGTCCCGCTGTGTAGTCCCAACCTAAATCAGCGAAGTCGTCATAGAGTTTTTTAACATTAACTGGTTTCATTAGTTAACCTCCATCCATTTGATGTCTGCCTTGGTGCCTACCTTGAAAATACAGACGCGATCCATTGTATCGGTTGCCATGTCAAGTGCTGTGTCCTCAGCGGATGCGAAGTCGTTCTTAAATTCAGCACCTATCAATACTTGGTTTCCCCAGTGTGAAGGTTGGATTGCCCATGTTGTCATGTTGGATTGCTCCTGTGTTTGTATAATACTATTGTAAACGATTTTCTGAGAAAAAATAGCATTGATTGTGACACAAATTATATTGTCACACCAGACCGCGACGGTCTGGGCGGCTCGTTTGACGCTCAAGTAACAGACCTCCTAAACTCTAGACATATCTCTTTGAAATAGTCCATGTCCTCTGCTGACACATAGTCTGCTCCGTCCTCTCCGAAATAAGAGAATGTTTCATTCACTCTCTTAATAAAGGTAAGCAATGCGATTTCGTTTGGTGTGTACATGATTAGTGCCTGTCTGAGATGTACCATACCCCATAAGCATTTAATCTTTGGGGTTCAAAGTTTCTCTTCGCCATTGCGTCGAGTGTTGCCTTAACAACTGGATTGTCCATTGCTGTTTGGTTAGCAAGTACCTTTCCGTCGTAGATAGGTCTTAATTGAGAGTCAAACATAGTTTTCTTGTTTGTTACTCTTCTATTATACAAGGGACTACACATGCTGTGTGCCTCCAGTGGACAGTTTATCAACTGGTCTATCTCCTGTTGCTTTCATGTCGCACTTCATGTAGTCTTTAACTTCCTCTACTACTTCGTCGAATGAATCGTCCCAATAGTTGCGAGCTTCCTCTAGGAACTCATGTTCACCCAGTTTGTCAAAGTAATTGAATAGGTCGTCAGCGACATACTCCTCTAGGTCTTTGGTGGACATATTGTCCACCATGCGTTCTGTTAAGAACTCTTTGAGTTCTAGTAGTAATTCTCTATCCATTTATAGATACCCTGCTACTTCACAACCTGGTTCATCATAGAACCACGATACAGACAAGTCGTCAAACTGTTCTCGAATGGCGTAACAAATCTCCTCTGGTGGCGACCATGCTGTATCAAATGTTACCGAAAATCCATGTGGCATGTCTGAGTCGTCTATATCCACACAGTAACAATCCCACTTCGTTCCCCAGTTATGGACTCGCCAGTTGTACCATCTGTCATCATTAACATCAGTACTAGGGAAATATAATCCCCTACCAAATCCCTTATCCTTATATACTGGCAACTCGCCTACTTCACCTCTAGCGTTAGAGAATGAATATTCTTTGACATCAGACTCAGCAAGTGGCACTTCTGCCCAGTTTGGTTCGGGGATAAATGATCCAAACACTGTGTCGATTGGTTCTTTAATGTCATCTGCTAACCCTTTGTTGAAAATAGAGTGCAGTTTGAGAATTGCTGTTGTGTCATCTGAGTAAAATTCTACTCGATTGTGGCAATGATTAGGCATAGACTCCTTAGTTGTTATATACTAATTGTATCACCTAGAAGGTGATAAATTTGACCAAAATGGACACTAATATAAGTGGCACACAACCAGCTGATTGTGATCATGTATTTTGTTATAATGGAGGTAGAGCTCATAATTCCTCTATGTCCTCTATGACCCATTCGCCTGCATATTCGTCCTCAACATCGAATGCATTAACGTTCTTATGCAGTAGCTCCTCGGCTTCCTGCATTGTCTCTGCTTCGACTAATACGGTGAAGTAATTCACCTCTGAGCATTGGATTCTAAACTGGTTCATACTTTGTTACCTTTGATACAAAATGAAGATCATTTACTAGGAACCCGCTGCTCTCTGAGAGTTTCTCGCATAGGTCGTTTAAGTTTTCTGCGTCCCACTCACCGAGATGATCTTCGGTTAGTTGTTCGCGGTTTTCTTTGGAGATCCACTCCTCATCGAATGCGAAGTGGATCTGGGTTATAAAGTATTTCATTTGAATGCAACCTCTCTCATATCGCATGAGTACATAACTGCATCCTGTCTGAATTGCTGTTTGTATGCTTCACCAACTTCAAACAATGCTTCCTCGTACTGTTTACCTGTAACAGATATGCAGACGATTGCTTCCATTGTTCCCTTGTATATGCCCATACCGTGTGTTATGGTTGCATACTCAAGTCTGGTTAACACTTCATTCTTAATGAACTCGTCTAACATTTGATTAGTAACGGTTCCGCTGTCTTGAATGTTGCGTCCGACTGTTAGTGTGGTTGTTTCCAAGGTTGACCTCGTTGATTTATATCTCTATTATAAACACCTAGCCCTGAGTTTGTAAGGTGATAGTGTGCACAAATAAAAGTGGCACACTCAATGCACCATACACTGCACGGTTTGCTATTATAATAATATGAAAAACTTCCAAGAATTTATCGACTACTGCCTTGACTTCTACGGGTGGAATGGTCTATACGACCAAGGTCGAACACGTGAGCAAATTGCTTACGCTACATTATACTATCTCGATTCATGTAATGATCAAATTACGTGGGGATATGGGGACTCACTCGATAGAGAGCGTGTCCGTGACATTATGAATGAATTGTACGATTAATGGCACATTGCGACGTTTGCGGTAACTTTGATGATTCTCATTTCGAGGATCTCAAAGAGACCTACCAGGATATAGATATGGATGCATATCAGCCTGATTTGTATTACTATTGGGATGCACCACTCGATGAGGATTATTCCTGGCGAGATGAGCTACCTAATGCAGATTGCCTTTGTGAAATCTGTTTTGACATATTAAATAGTGAAAACAAGATCCAATGGCTAAACTAAAAAAGAGACCACAGCTGCCCCGCATGCCTGTGGTCATCACCCCAGACCATGTGACACTTACAAATAGTGTCCACTGCTGTCCCAAATGTGGGCACAAATGGTCTACAATAGAAAAGTAAACAACCGAGGTAAACCTTGAAATTAAACTCAATCGCTAAGAACCAAACTGAAATCACCCTCTCAAACGGTGATCAAATATTCTTCAGTTACAGGACCCCAGTCGCATGTTATATTGCACGTAAGGGACGTTATGCAAGAACAGATGCCTGGTTCTCATCAACCACTACAAGACACATTAACAAGTGGTTAGGTAACGTTGAATACGACACAATCCCACAATCTGCACTAGACATGATCACCACAGGGTGATCATCTAGGTATCATTTGATACAACAAAACCCGCCAGGTCATCCTGTGCGGGTTTTTGTGGGTGCAACTAGACAATAGGAACCTGGTAACACAATCCTTCCATAACAAACCGATCCGCGAGCTCGTAGAGTTCAGGATACTGCGTGATCAGATCCGTGTCGAGCAAGAACTGGACGATTTCAACAGTGTCCCTCGGATCCTGCGTCCCTTGGTGATACTCTGCTATAATATCCTTATAGTTCATTGAATTAATCACTTTCATAGTATTTATTCTTAGATTGGGACTTAATTCTCTTATTATTAGATATCATATCACTATATCCAGATCTCTCAAGATCCTCCAATTCGTTCATTTCTCTCATTTTCTGTGAGAATGACTCTTTTTTGTATCTTTTGCTACTTTTACCCATTCCTATACTATTTGAGATAAAGTACCACTTCTTACCAATTCGTTAAATCTCTTCCCTAATGAAATATGTTGTTCCTTTACAAACTTTTCTATCTCTTTCACAAATTCTGAGAGGTTCTCAGTATAATTGTAAAAGTATTCAGTATCTCTACCTTGGAATATTATACCCACTTTCCCATCTTTTATTTGGATCTGATTAATAGCTGTACTTATCTCAGCAATGTCAAAAACGACATCTTTTACCACTTTCCGCGACTTTCTGCGTTTTGTAGCAGTTTTTACCTTTTTCGCAGTTTCTGTCATGTTTCGTTGTTTTCGTTATATTCTAATTATATCAGACATTCTCGGAGAAATCAACCATAGTGGACAGAAATATTACTGGCACACTCTCGCTTGACTTTCGAGTGACCGCAGGCTTAGATGGAGAATCCTCCGCACATTCTGAAGGTATTCTGTACATATTCTAAGGTCACTCTATTCTCACTATAGAACGCTCAGATACATTTAATTTAACATTTAATTAAAGCATCATTTGTAGTCCCATGCTCTGAATAAGTAGAAGCATCGTCCAACAAAATAGTTAAATTCTTGAAAGGACCATAGAATGCCTTAGAGTTATCATAACTCCAAAAGTGCCCCTTCCGCGTCTTTTTGGTAACTATTGAGACTGACCCCATTGATGTTGAGATCACTGTCTTGTTTGCTTGGTTCCACATAGGACTTAATGAGTTTAACTGATGACCAGAGATGACGATAGATCAGTATGTTCACTGCTCGTACTGTACCCTCTGTTCCTTCTATTGTTAAAGTAAAGTATGATGATGGTGTATGGTTATGTATGTGAGACTTAGTTGCTATACAAATACAATTTACATAGCCACGATACCCATCTACTTCCACTAAATCCTTTGCTTTGAACTGTAGTGGCATAGCATCCATATCAATACTGACTCTATTTAGATTGGGTGCGAGAAAACAAAACGTACACGAAGGTAGTTTGTTTTCCCTACGAATAGTATAGCATATGATTAGAGTCCTGACAAGGGCTTTATGACACTTTGTTTACTGTCACCCTTGTTACTCTTTGTTAACCATCCAAGTGGTATATTATCCATATCTACTGTCATATTGAATGAGGCTACAGTTCTCTGTACATCACTCTCATTCAACTGTGTGTAATGTAGTATGAATGATGGGAATAGCACGAGATCTCCTTCCTCTACCTCTGGCATATAGTTTAATTGCATTCCAGTAACAAAATGATTGAAGGGAGATACAAATACAGTGCTTGTATGTACTGTTGGGTCATACTCAATGTAGAGTACTGCTGACCATCCTCCATGTCCATGTGTATGTGGTGGATGATGGTTCTTATATAATGCTCTCTCGAACCATGCTCTCACTATTTGTGGGTCAGCATTGAGGTCATGTGCGAACCACTCCATTTCTTCCTTGAGTAGTTCACGTATACGATTCAGATAGTTAGGAGTATCATATAGTCCCATCTGATGCTCTGCTGTCAGTGTGTCATACTCTCCATAGTCTGAGTACACTGATTCCTCACCCATAGTCAATGTCTGTTCATTGAGTAGAGCGAGGAAGTCCTGTTTCTTCTGTTTCCAATTAGTACACCTATACTTAACGATAGGTATACTAAACATGTTCTCAATCATATTAAATCCATGCGGTTGCGGGTCTACCCTTAGTGAAGATAGTATCAACTGTTGCCTGTACTCTCTTGGCAGTTGCCTTACCATAGTTAGAGTATACTGGTATACTTATAAACCCTGTTGGTTTACGATAGTTGTGATAAGCACGAGGTTGTAGTGTACCATCACTCACTCTCTGTCTATCCTGTGTGTCAAGTCTGATTACACGTCCGATAGTCTGTGCCATTTCAACTGTCGATAGGTTACGTAACAGTACAACATTTGTCAGACCATGTACATTGATACCTTCTGACAATATACTGTAATGAAACAGTACGAACTTCTGACCAGTATTACTGAAGTTATCAAGTGTCTCAAAGAATACTGTACGTGATACCTTCTTACCATTGATGATAGCACCATGCTTAGATGTAATTGTCATGACATTATAGTCTGATTGACGTAACTCACGGAATAGATCTGTGAATGCCATCATAGCATTGATAATACGTGCTGACGGTGCTGATACTAAAACTCTCTCAGCATCATCTGCCTGTATGACTCTCAATACTGTCTCAGCATCAATGTCTGCTACCTCTTCACGTGTTCTTACAGTGTCCACTGTGTGTACATTTACTGTCGGAGGTATGATAGCACCACAATCAAGTAACTCGTCGGCACTCACTGTGATTAAGTTGTTACCATATACATCAACATTATTCATGCCACGCTCGTGCTTTGCTGACATTTTAGGTGTAGCAGTGAAGAAATACTTACGTCTGCCTGTGATGCGACCTCACTTGTAGCCTCAAAAAAATTGCGTTGCGTAGTGTTGTGTGCTTCGTCACAATAGAAAGTGTCTACGAAAAACTCGTTATTTGCTATCTTGTGAAGACTATGATATGTAGTGAATAGTATTACATGAGCACCGAATGTATGAGCACTGCTTACAAACTTCATGATGTCCTGCTGTGAGGTCACTGAATAGAATGGAGAGTCACCACTGTGTACACTACCAATCTTGTAGTTAGATACACTGTTGAGTATCTCATTGAACTCATTCGCAAGTTGTAGTGCTAGCATAATACGTGGAGCAGCAACTACAGTAAGTGTAGGATAGTCACTCTGAACTAACTGAGTACGTAAGTCCTCAATCATACAAATAGTCTTACCACCACCAGTAGGAATATACACTGTACCATGCTCATTCGCATATAGTGCGTCGATAGTTCTCTCTTGATGTGGTCTGAGTGATAACATAGCATCCTTGTTGTTATCACTATTATAATGTAATTTGATAGTCAATTCATGTCCTAGTGTACACTTATTCTATTGTCACAACACCTTCGTAGATTGCTCTGTTAGCAATATATCTCTCCCATGCTCTCGCATCTATCTCCCATGGTTCATCCCAATACTTAGTGAAGGGAGACACCACTTTCTTATTCCATGTACTACTACCATCTGCCTTCTGTTTCCACTCTCCCTTGACACGTTGTTTCACGTGTACCATTTCATGTGCGAGTGTGACTAGGTAATCCCATTTACTGAGACCATAGTGTACATGTATTTCAAAGAACCGAGGACGTGTAGCACTGTCCAGACATAGCATCTGACCGTACATACATTCTCTCTTTAATCCCTTGGTTACAACATGGAAGTCAAGTTTATACCGTTTGCCGATATACTTGTCCACGAACCAATCAATGAAGGAGTCTGTGATAGTGACTCTGCGATGATGACCCGAATAGAAGATAGAGTGAGACATAACCAGTGTAAAAACCAAATAAAAGAAACGACGAATGCTAACCTCATATTACTCTTCATACTCCCCCTTCAATATAACTAACTTTCTATACAACTCGACCCCATCAATGTCCTTGGGTTCCTCTGCTTCCATCATTAGACCAAGCAGATAGTCTATTTCAGCAGACTCAAGTGGTCTTCTGATTATCATAGGTGTGATCATAATAAAATCCTCGTTAGTTTAATTGTAACGTATTAAAGTCCAGTGGTGTGAACTCAGTGGGCACTTCGGCAACCGAACACCTCTCTTCTGCTATTCTAACATACTCTGGTTGTTTTTCAATACCTATGAATGACCTCTCTGTTGGTAGAGTTGCCACTCCTGTAGTTCCTGACCCGCAGAATGGGTCGAGTACAGTTCCCTTCTCAGGGCAATAGATCTTAACCAACCACTCCATCAATGCTACTGGTTTAACAGTAGGATGATCATTGTTCTCTCCCTTCTCCTTACGTGTAGCACGTGGAGCATAGAAATACTTTTGGTGCTCAGGTAATACATTACCCACTATGTTGCTTGGGTATCTGCCTTTTGGATTAGCATCTACCTTACCAAACTCCTTCTGTGTGCCTGTTGTCTTACCATCCTTACCGAATGTCCTACGCTTGACACCTCCTGCTACCCATCCTGTTGGTGGTTTACCATCCCAAGGTACACGTGCGTCCTCTATATTGATCTTACCCACACCATACTTGGCATAGTTCTGTTCAATACTACCTTCACATGGTCTCTGTGCTACCACAATAGGTTCATGTGCGGGTTTGAGTCTGTTAGTCTTAGGCATCTTGGTAGTTACCATCCACATGATCTGATCTTTGATCTCAAATCCTGCGTCCTCAACTGCCACTGCCATCCTATGATATAGTTGTGGACTACAAAACGATAGCAAAAAAGCACCAGGTTTCATTGTCCTGTATACTTCTTGCCATAGTTCTACTGTAGGTACACTGTAGTCCCAGTGTTCCATACCCATACCATATGGAGGGTCAGTGATACAACAATCAAATGAGTGGTCATCCCACCCATCTAACTCTGCCTTGGCATCATTTGAAGAAATTAAATACATTCTGTTCGCATGTAGTTCTGTCCTTATGTGTAAAGTAATCAGTATATTCTGACGTACCACTCTGTATGTACATCTCTCTTAGATAGAAATCAAATCCTCTATCATCCTGCCACTCTGGTAGTGCTTGATAACGTACGAGTACATCTTTCATTTCTAATAACATTCTATCATATAATTCTCTCTTGTCCAAGGTGAGTATGTCATCACCCCAAAACAATGTAGTCTCATTGTATTTCTGACTTGTGAATACATATAAACCATCTGCGTGTGGTCTCCCACTGTTGTACATTGGTTTAGCATTCTTGTTAGATTTACACTCTAGGTTAATAATACCCCATCGTGTAGGTATTTCATAGTCAGGATAGTTCTGAGTACCATTGGGTTGATAGGTATAATGTATACCATACTCGTCTAGTATCTCTCCAATTCTCTTTTCATGGTCATCACCATTTGCCCAAGGTAGATTCTTGAATCGAGTCAAGAGATCTACCATACGGTTACCATCTAGCATAGGTGTTGTACCACCTACATTGTTTAGTTTCATCATGAGTATGGACTCACAATAGTATCTCCCTTACGTGGATATGCTGCCACCTCTGGGTCTGGGTCTAACCACTTGACATACTCTCTGTCTTCAATACAACAATCTAGTTGTGCTTGACTATCGAGATAATACATGTCGTAGTATCTCTTTTGTATGTCATTGAACTTTTGGATACGGAAGTCAGGTGCTCCGTTCTCCTCTAGTAGTCCTTTTTGTACGAAGCGATAAGGATAACGCTCTAAGATTACTTCAGTTTTAGTCACGTGTTTTACCTCCATTTACATGTATAAGTGACCACCCGCCCAATCAATTTGATCAGGGTCGTGTAAGAACTCTCTGTCCTTGATGATTCTCATGTCAAATCTGACATGTTTAGCAGGGTTCTGCCAAGATGCTGCCTTGTATACCTCTCCAGTATGCTTGTCAATGAATGCGTGTACAGAACCAAGTCTGAATCTGTTGTCATCTTCATCAAATGTCTGATATACAATCTTGAAGTACTTGCGTCCTTCAAGTGCTTTCCATGTGTAGAGATATCTTGCGTCTCTAGTCTTGACATTACGTAGTTGATCAATAGCATGATCAGTGTATCTACCTTCAGAGATCATTCTCTGATATGTGTCAACCTGATGGTTGTAGAAGTTGTCATTGAGAGCAGTGATGTAGTCTGCTGTCCACTCTTTAACTTTTGTGTCTTGTAAGTTGCTCATAGCTCCTTGATTTGTATATTCTTATTATAGAGCCTAGTCAACTGAGATGGGAAAATAGTGGACACTTTTTTAACTGTCCACTCGTGTCACATATCAAATGGCAACTTCGTAGGTATAGCCTTGAGTCGTTTTTGGATCAGTGATCCGTACTGCTCATTGAGCTCACACCCGATATAACTACGATCATGTTGCTTAGCCACCATAGCTGTAGTTCCTGATCCCATAAATGGATCTAGAATAGTGTCGCCTTTCTTGCTTCCTGCGAGTATACATGGTTCAATCAACTCTGGAGGGAAACAAGCAAAGTGTGCTCCCTTGAATGGTTTATTTGTTACTGACCAAACATCTCGTTTATTTTTCCGTTCATAAGACTTGGTAAGACCACTATGAGGTTGAAGGCCAGTGCCAGGATTATGGTACTTACCGCTTGTCCTGTCTCGTTTACCCCAGTCTTGCTTAACTGGTTCTTTGATTGCTTCGTTGTCATAATAATACTTACGTTGTTTGCTTAATAAAAATATGTACTCATGTGCTTTAGTACATCTATCTCTAACTGACTCTGGCATTGGATTAGGTTTATGCCATATAATATCCTGACGTAGATACCATCCGTCTGCTCGCAATGCGAAAGCGAGCATCCATGGTATACCTATCATGTCCTTCTCTTTCAGACCATCTAGTTTGTTTGCTCTTCTATTACATTCCTCTGGTAGGTCTTGATTTGTTTTACTTACTGTTTGTTTAGGTAAACCACCAGTGCCAGGTCTATAGTTATAGTATGAGTCTCCTATGTTTACCCACAATGTACCATCGTCAGTCATCACATCACGTACTGATCTAAAAACAGATACAAGATTTTCAATATATTCTTCTGGTGTTTCTTCAAGTCCTATCTGACTATCTTGTCTAACAGCACCACACTTAGGGCAAACAGTTTTGTATATTGCATCCCCAACTCCTGCCATCTTATCATGGTTCTTATGTCCAGTGATACAATTACTAGGATTGACTTTTGAATCTCTCATGTGATTGCAATTTGGATCTCCTCCTACCCACGTAGCAGTTCCATAATCTCTCAAACCGTAATATGGTGGAGATGTTACACACATCCGTACTTTGGTATCTAACTCTTTTAAAGTTTCACGACAATCTCCAAATAAAATTGTATCAACCACCATAACTAAACTCCTTACTAGCTGCCTCCTCCAGTTGTTGCATTACTCCTTCGGTAAAGTACTTCTCTGGATCCTTGAGAATAGAAGAAGGGTAGACGCTAGACTCCCCAACAACAATACGATTTCCTTTCCGTTTGAATACCCCATATTG